CACGGTCGAGCATAGCATCCTCTACTTTTCCGCGATCGGTAACGCCGGCGACTGGTCCGGCATGGCGCCGCCGAACCCGACCAACTTCATCGACCTGTCGATGGGCGATTCCGATATGACCGATTCAGTGGCGCTCGAGGTCTACTACGACAAGCTGGCGATCTTCTCCTCGACCGCGGTGCAGCTGTGGATCATGGATCCGGATTTCACGAAGAATCAGTACGTGCAGACCCTGCGCCAGGCCGGCACCACGGCGTGGCGTTCAGTGATGCAGTACGGCTCCGGTGACGTGATGTACCTGTCGCAGTCCGGCGTGCGCTCGCTCCGCGCCAGGAACTCATCACTGGCTGCGGCGGTGTCCGACATCGGCTCGCCATTGGATCCGCTGCTGCAGGATCTGTTCCGCAGCATGGGCAAGGACTGGATGAGCGGCACGATCGCGCTGCTGCAGCCGGTCACCGGCCGGTTCTGGATCATCATGGCCGGGTCGAAGGACAGCGAAGAAGCGCCGATGACGTCGAAGATCTACGTGCTGTCGGCGTTCCCTGGGCCGAAGATCACCGCCTGGTCGGAGTACGACGCCGGCTTTGTCATCACTGCCGCGTGTCTGCATCAAGACCGGGTGGTGGTGCGCGACGATAACAACACCGTCTACGCCTACGGCGGCATCTCCGATGTCGGACCCATTTATGACGACTGTCCGGTCGAGTTGATCTTCCCATTCCACGCCGGCGAGGGCGTGGCCACCTTCAAGGGCTTCACCGCGCTCGATGCCACCTGCTCCGGCGTGCCGTGGCAGGTGTCGGCCGCGTTCAATGTCGCCGACCCTTCGGTCGAAGACGTCATTGGTGAATTCAACGGCCCGTCGTTCCCGCAGGGCAAGATCCAACTCTTCGGCCACGCCACCCACATGTCGCTGCGGCTGCGGTCGCAGGAGCTGGGGCCGCAGACCCTGTCCAACATGGTGGTGCATTACGCAGGGGCTGAGACCGGATGATCGAGATCACCAACGCCGACCGCGGCATGATCCAGGCCGTCCTCGACAACCTCCGCAGCGACGACTTCGCGGAGATGGACGCGGCCGGCACCGACCTGAGCCTGCTGGCCTGGCAATTGGCCAAGCACAGCACGTTTTCGTACTGCGCCTGGAGCTACGAGCACGGGCCGATCTCGGTGTGGGGAATGGTGCCAAAACGCCAGGGGGTCGCCGCCGGATACGCTTTCGGCACTCCTGAATGGAGCAGAGCCGTGCTACCAATGGCTCGGCAGATACGGGGGTTCGTACTGCCACTATTGGTCGAGCTGGGTATCCACCGGGTCGAAGCGGTGGCACTGCTACGACGTGACGATGTCCGCAGATTTATGAGTTTGATCGGCGCCAAGGCCGAAGGCGTGCTGTCCGGCTATGGCACCGCAGGCGAAGACTTCGTTTCGTACAGGTGGTTGTCTGATGAATATTCCTATCGTCGACCTGCCCAAGCCCAAGCGTTCTGTGCGCACACCGCACATTAACGTCCGCATGGCCGAGGCTAGTGATGCCAAGCAGCTGGCCGTCTTCCTCGGCGAGTTCTTCCATCTGTCAGGCTGGGCCAAGCACCTGAAGTATCACCAGGAGAAAACCGAACGCTACCTAGAGAACGCGGTCGGCACTCAATTCGCTATGTATGTGATCGCGCTGGATACGCTGGACAACAACAAGCTGGTTGGCGTCTGCAGCTACCACGTGTTCGAGGTGTTCTCCGAGCCGATGGGAGTAATGGACGAAACCTACACCATCCCGAAGTACCAGCGCACCGACCTCGGCCGCCGCCTGGTCGACATGGTCATCACGCTCGCCCGCCGCGACGGCTGCAAGGTGATCAACTTCCCGATCTGCTCCGGCATGCCGGAGCAGAACTCGCTGATGAACATGATCGGTCGGCACTTCGGTGGCGAGCCGGTCGGCATGATTTTCACGGTGGTGCTCTGATGGGTGGCAAGGGCAAAGGCGGGGCGCCGCCTGGCGGCGATGCGATCACCTGGGGTCCGCTGGCCCGGGCGAACGGCTGGGGCTGGGACAAGGAGCAGCCCGAGGCTGCGGCGCCCGAAGCGCCGCCGGCCCCGGCAGCGGCAGCCACCGCCGCGCCCGAGCAGGCTGCGGTGCAGGAGCAGGCCACGCCCGCGGCGGCCGGCCCGCAAGGCCCGATCGGCGAGCCGACCCCGCCAGGCCAGGCGACCGGCGGCAGCATCAACACCACGCAGGACACCGGCGGCAGACTGGCGCAGGCGATCACGGCGGCGCCGTCGATGTGGACTGACCGGCTGAAGAAACAAGGCACTGACAGCATGACAACGACCGGACAGGTGTAACCATGCCGTGGAACGACATAGGCGGTAATTACCATTGGGGATCCGAGCCAGGCTGGACAGCAGTGCCGGAGCCGGCACCCGAGCCACCGCCGCCGTTAAACCTGCCGATGGCGCCGGCACAGATGGCGCCACCGGCGCCGGTGGCGCCGCCAGTGGCACCGGCCGCTCCCGCGGCCGCGGCGCCGGTCGAGCCGCTCGGGCCGGCGATCCCGGCCGGCGGACCGATCGTCAGCAAGCTGCAGCCTGGCGGCGGCCCGCCGCAATCCACCGGCGCTCTCCTGGCTGGGTCGCTGCTGCCGCCGCCGTCGATTTGGGCAAATCCATCGCAGAAGCCGGCGACCACGCCTGGCAGCATCAGCACAACCAGATAGGTGGGCCATGCCATACAGGGTCTATGACGGTTACGGATCGTGGACGGAACAGCCGGACACGATCTATGACGGCTACGGTTCATGGATAAGAAATCCAGCCCTGCCGCCCGAATACGACGGCTACGGCGGCTTCTGGAACAAGGAGACCGATCCAAACTGGATCGCGCCGCCCGCGCCGGAAGCGCCCGCGCCGGTAGCGGCGCCCGCACCAGAGCCAGCACCAGCGCCGGTGGCGCCGCCGATCGTCGCGCCTGCCGCCGCCGCACCGGCGGCACCGGCCGCACCGGCAGTCGACCCGAACGCGCCGCTCGGGCCGGCGATCTCGGCCGGCAGCCCGATCAGCAGCGGCAGCAAACTGCAGACCACAACCGGCGACAAGTTAGCGTCATCGCTGCTGACGCCGCCATCCAATTGGGATTCCTACGGCAAGCCGAAGTCGGGCGCGTCCGGCAGTCTCAGCGTAACCAAGTAGGGGGCCAGCATGGGCGGCAAAGGCGGCGGCGGACAGCAGTACTACCAAGAGCCGCTCGACAAGTCGGGCAACGCAACCTTGGAAGAGGCGCAGCAAACACTCGCCAAAAAGGCGCCGCTCGACATGACCGGCTACCAGTCGAACATCAACGTCAAGAAAGCGGCCGCCGATGCCACGGCGAAACCAGAAGACACTTCCAAGCCGGATACCACGACCGCACCGGCCGAGGGTGTGTCCGGCACCGAGACCACCAAGGACAGCACTGGAAACATTGTTGCCAAGTCGGTGCTGACGCCGCCTGGCTTCTGGGCGGACTACAACAAGACGGCGCCGGTCGATCCAAACGCGCAAGTATGAGGTGAGCACATGGGCGGTAAAGGCGGAAGCGGACCATCGAACAATCAAATGGTGCAGCTGGAGATGCAGCGCGCCCAGGAAGCTCGCGACAAAGAGAACGAACGCCAGGCTCGGCTCAACCAGGGCAAGACGGCGATCGACAGCATCTTTGGCAACGATAACTTCGGCGACAGCTTCTACGAGAAGTATCGCAAGGCCGGCCTCGACTACACGCTGCCGCAGTTGCAGAGCCAATACAAAGACGCCTCGCGCACCGCCGAATCCGACCTGGCGCGGGCCGGGTTGTTACGATCGGGCGCCGCCGGCTTTGTGCAGAACAAGCTGACCGAGCAACAGGGCGTCAACGAAGCGGCGCTACGGGCCAAGGCCGACACCGACACGGCTGAGTTACGCAAGTCAATCGCCGCTCAGCAGCAGCAAGCCTACAACCAGCTCTACGCCACCGAAGACCCGACCGTCGCCGCCAACACGGCAGCGACATCTGCCGGCAACGCGCAGTTGCAGCAGCCGAACCCGGGTGCATTGGGCGACATGTTCAAGCCGATCGCCATTGGATTAGGCTCCGCGGTCGCGCCGGCGATCGGAGAGTATCAGGCTAACAAGGCACTCACCGCCAGGACCGGCCGCGAATCTGGTTCAGGACAGGTAACGAGCTAAACCATGTGCGACCCAGTCTCGATCATCGGCCTCGGCTTCAGCATCGGCATGTCGATGTACAACATGCAGCAACAGCAAGACATGGCCTCGCAGCAAAATGCTGCCAACGATCAGTGGGTCGCATACCAACGCCGCCAATCGCAGGAGTACCTGAAGCGTGACGAGCAGTTGCGGCTCAATGCCGAGGCTGCGCGCAGCGGCTCGCTCGAGGAGCTGGACGCCAAGAAGCAGACCGCGGCACAAGAGGACGAAGCCACGCGCCTGACCAAGGCGCTGACGCCGGAAGACATCGCCAACCAGGCCGAGGGCGATCCCAACGCACTGGCGTCAGCGATGTTCTCCGGCCAGGAGCACGGCTCCGACGAGATGAAGACGGCGATCCAGGGCCATATCCAGCAGGCGGCGATCGAAGCGCGCAAGCGGATCGCGGCGCTCGCCAACGTGCAGTCCTACGGTGGCTCGCAGTATGGCCTGACCAACCGCGCCAACAGCATCTTCAACACCGCCGGCCAAGACATCCGCCTGGCTGGCAATGAAAGAGCAGGTCAACTGTCCGCCTACAACGTCGCCAAGGCGGTCGAGCCGATCAAGATTTCACAATACAGCGGCGGCGCAGCTGGTGGCCTGGCGCAAGCCGGCGCGCAGATCGCCGGGACCGGCCTCGGCAACGCACTAGCTACGAGCGTATGAGGGCGTCATGGGATCGGAATTTCTCACCTACCAGCAGGATCCATCCTGGGGCAGCCTGGCGACTAACATCGCCAAGAGCATCACCGGCGCGCCGAAGGCGGCGCTGGATCAAAAGCTGACGGTCGAGCACATCGTCGCGCTGCGGCAGAAGCAGGCGGAAGACAAAGCCAAGTTCGACGCCGCCGTAGCGGCCGGCA